CAGGTCGACTCGGATGTATTCAATATCCTTGGATTGTAACTCCAATTCAAACGCATCGGCTTCAATCGTCTCAACGTCGTCAACCACGCATTGATTCAAGAGGCCGGTGCGCTGCTCGTCATCGATGTCGTAATAAAACCTGGTGAGGTTAATAGACACCTACAAACTCCCAGATAGATTTGTGGGTCACAAACTCCCATTGCAGGATGAAGATCACGGCGAGCATAGCAGCGCGACCATTAAAACGCTCGGCATACCAAAGGTAATCCTCAGGGTGAGTCGGTAAGGTTGCAATGTTGAGGTCTGGGCAGTAGCGGCTGATAATTTCTTGGATGATCCAGGACAGGCAGTTGCACCAACCTTGGATCCAGAGCACTGCTTTGTTCATTGGTTTTTAAAAACTTCGGCCGCAAACAGGTAGGCGTCAAGCCCTACAACAAGAACAATAGCTGCAATCAGCCACATGATTGTCCACCTTTGGTTTTCCATCGTCAATAGCTAAGCATATACGCTAGGATAACAGCAATATACAAAACCTTCAATGGTTGCTAGAATTGAAACAAGCGATCCATGGTCGCTGAAATATCAAGAGCAGCCAGAGTTGATGCGGGAGCTGAACAGCCGCCCCGCCCGTATTACAATTAACGGAAAGCGACACTACCATACACCGTTTGTAACAGGGCCGGCGCCATCGGTCACAACAATTATCTCAGAGACAGCATCCGAAGCAAACAAGCGGAAGCTGGAGATGTGGAGTAAGAATAATCCAGGCGTAAAAGAAGCTGCTGCCGAGCGTGGAACTGCTATCCACTATGGCATGGAATGCTACCTAAAAGGGGATAAGAACCCTGAGATCCCTCCTGACTACCAGGATTTTTGGGCTGGTATGCCAGGGATTCTCGATCAGTTTGACGAGGTGCTATGGGCTGAAACTCCTCTGCTCGACAAGCATCAATTCACACTATCAGATGATGGTATCGGTAGGGTGTGGGCACACGATGACGAGGGCAGGGCATGGGTTGGATCGCCTGACATCATTGGTGTTGTGGGGAACAAACTGACGCTTGCCGACCTTAAGACCAGCGTCAAACCCTACAGCCGCAAGTGGCCTAAAGACCTGGAGAAGGGGTCAATAGAGTGGCGCGACATCCTTGGTGGGCACCTCAAGTTTAAAAAAACGTGTAAACAGCTCGCTGCTTACGATTTGGGTATTGAACAAACACTTGGAATGCGGGTCCAACAAGCTGCTATCCTTGTTTCAACACCAGTACGCACTCAAGTCTTTAAGATCTCCAGGAAGTTTTTAGATTCCTTAAGGGGTGACTGGTTGAAGGTGGTAGAGGAGTACTACAGCCAGATCGAACGCTGTAATGTTTATGATCCTGATTTGATTTGAGTTATGGTCTGGAATCCAAATGATCCCCTCGAGCTGCGCAAGCGTATTGCTTGGTCTGTCGCAACTTCGTCTTGTATTGAGAACGGTAGAGACCCAGTAGATTCCTACAACCAGATCATGAAAGAGTGGGATGAGGAAATTGAAAAAGCTCAAGCTGCGTCTGGTGAGACCAAGTAATCTACAGAATTATTTGCGAACAGCTTGAATTGGGGGCCGTAGGATAAGAAGACACACAACCCAACCCCCCGATGGAAATCCACGTTATTTCCGTTGGTGAGTGGATGAATACGCTCCAAAGCCTCATGATGAATGCGGCGGATGGAGATTGTTTTTGTCTGCCTACCGACATGCATTTTCATGCATATATGTTGGTTAAGGATACGGTATTCCCTGAGCGGGACTTTAAAGTGGAGATCAAGCAGCACACGGAAGCATGACAAGCAAACAACAATTGACCCTGAAGCCCGGCGAGGTACGTCTTGACTACATCCCCAAGGATTGGCCGCTTACGCCGCTCGGCGCAAACAAAGATCCATATGTATCAGGTTGGCAAAACAAGCCATTTAGTCCACAGGAAATTGAGGAGGAAATCCTTACCGGCAAGTGCAAAGCTGTCGGTTTACTTGGCGGCCCTGTCTACAACTATCCTTATGGCCTGGTCTGGGTTGATGTTGATGGACCGAGCATCTATCCACTTATTGAACAACTCTCTGGCTTGCCTCTTAATGAAGCATTGCCCCAAACCCTGACCGTTTTCAGTGGCAAAATTGGGCGTGAACGCAAACTTTATCGCCTGAAACGGGAAAATCATAAGCATTTCGTCAGAAATAAATACACCTGGCACGGGGAAGAAAACAAAGAAAAACTTGAGATTCTTTGGAAGCGGCACCAGGGTGTGCTAATGGGTCTGCACCCTGAGACCGATGGTTACTTTACGGGTGAGGACTGTGGTTTTGAGTGGGTCCAGGAACTGCCTGAGTTTCCGGAATGGCTGCTGAATGCCATCATCAATAAAAATGTAAAGCAGGGGGTCCCTGCCAAGGAAACTACTCGGCTTGTTGGCCCAAGTTTTGCAGTCAATGTTCAGATCGATCTTGATCGGGACATGAAGTTGGCAAGGGAGGCAATGTGGGCACTGCCTCCGGAAGCAACTGATGACTATGACATTTGGATCACGGTCGGTCAGTCGCTTCACTCGCTGGATGAATCCCTATTAGATGAATGGGATAACTGGTCCAGGCAATCGGATAAGTATAAAGATGGCGAATGTCACCGCCGGTGGCTGTCGTTTAGTCGTGGGGGTGGTCGTGGGATTGGTTCTCTTGTTCACATTGCGAAGGAGAACGGTTGGCAGCCGCCCCAGGATCACAGGGCGATGAATGTCGATGATGCGACATTAGAACATGTGTCGAAACTGCTGGAAGAATTAGAACAGGATCTAGAGATGAGTCAGGCAACCACATTAGAACAGGCTCCTGTCTTTGAAAAGAAGACGAAGCATGTGCCGGCAAAACAGGTAGACAAAGAAGGAGAAGACTCCAAAGGACGGAACCCTTCATCGGATAAAGTCACGGATGTATTGCTCCAAATGTATAGGGGCAATCTGCTGTACAGTCAACCCCATGGTCAGTTCTTCTTATATGAGAAGGACAAAAAGAAAGGCCTCTGGTCACCGTTGACCAAGATCGACGTGCTTGGTGATATAAGGGGCAAGCTCAAGGAGTTGGGTGACTTCCTTCCTAAGGGGTTCAGTACAAACCTTATGAATGATGTCTTTGCTCAGCTGCAGGCTGAGCTGGCATTTGATAATTGGTATGAAGGTGGTGAATACCTCTTGTTCACCAATGGTGTCCTAAATATTGATACACGTGAACTACTTCCTTTTGACAGGGAGCTTCACATGATCCAACAGATGCCGTACAACTATGACGCATCTGCCACTTGTGAAGAAATTGTTATCTGGTTGAAGCACACTCAACACGGTAGCTGGCAACGTGCTCAGGTTCTACGTGCATGGTTGCGGGCCACACTCCTTGGCTGCTATGAGATCCAGAAGTTTATTGAAATTGTAGGTCCAGGTAAATCTGGTAAATCCACCTATGCAAACCTGGCTGTAGCACTGGTCGGTAAACAGAACACCTACTCAACAGACTTTGAAAATCTGGAGAAGAACAGGTTTGAAGCAGCTAGCTACATGGGTAAAAAGCTGTTGCTGTTCCAAGATGCAGACCGTTGGGGTGGGTCGGTATCAAAACTGAAGGCGATCACTGGTAATGACTGGATTCGTTCTGAACGCAAGTATCAGACTGAAAGTCAAGATCCCTTCCAGTACCACGGGGTTGTTATGATCACGGCCAACGAAGCTATTCAGTCAACCGACTATACTTCTGGTCTTGCTCGTCGCCGTCTCACTGTTCCGTTTGATCGTCCATTCGAAGGTGGACAAGCCGAGCAAAAAGAACTGATCAAGTTTGATGCCAAGGGTATGCCGCAAGGTGTGTTTGCACCCATGCTGCCTGGTCTGGTGAACTGGTTATTGGATATGTCTGCAGAAGAAATGCGGACATACCTGATGGAAACCGGCAAGAAAGTTGATTTCTTCCAGCGGTATGAGAAGCAGCAAAGCCTGCGTTCCAACCCGTTGCTGGATTGGTTGGATCACAAGGTTGTATTTGACCCAGGTGCATCTGCTCCTGTTGGTTTCTGTAAGCCGCTACCAGGTGGAAGCTCAGGTGCGTACATGAACTGGAACCAGTGGATGTATGCAAGCTATGCAGAGTTTTGTCGTAGCTGCAATGTAGGCATTATGTCTCGTGGCCGGTTTGAACCCTTGTTCCTTGACATCTGCAAACACCAGCTCAAGTTAAATGTGTATGCCACCAAGAACACCAAAGGTATGCGGGTATTTAATGCAGCTGTACGGGAGTCAAATCAAAAGTATGAGGCTTATCCGTCAATTGTAGAAGTGTCTTCTGATCGTCAAAAGTATCGAGATTTCTACGGGGCTACCCTAGATGTACCTACTAATGAGACAATGGAAGTTGCTGCAGAAGAAATGTGAGCAACGGCCGCCATTTAATCTTAGATCTCTATGGGTGTAACCCAGAGGTTTTGAATGATTATGAGGAGCTTCAACGATTGCTTGAGGCTTCTCTTGTCATGGCTAAAGCCAATATCCTACGGATCATTGGTGAAAAATTTGAGCCGCAAGGCGTGACGCTGCTTGCATTGTTGGCTGAGTCCCATGCAAGTGTGCACACTTGGCCAGAGATTGGGTATGCGGCAATCGATTTGTACACCTGTGGTGATACAACACAAACGCATCGAGCAGCTGAGTTTTTAAAAACAAAACTCAAGGCGGAAATAGCCGAACAAAAAGAATTAGTACGATCAACAACTCCTTGCACTTCTGTATAGTTAAAAGTCAACAAAACCAGTAAACTGTTACAATGGTTTTTTGACATTAAGTAAATGGCGTGGCCCAAGCGAACCGAGCCCTTGACGCAAAAGCAATGCAACTGTTGCAAGGTTATTAAAAAAGCCGCTGAGTTCTATGCGTCCAAAAAAAATGGTCCCAGCAGGAGGGTGGGGTATCTTTCTTATATCTGTAAAGAATGTACTAAAAATAAAGCAAAAGAGTGGAAAGAAAACAACGCAGACAAAAGAAAGTCCGGTAATCTAATGCGCCTTTACGGGGTAACACTTGAAGAAAGAAATAACCTGCTAGCCAAACAAGGACATTGTTGCGCAATTTGCAAAACAAAAAGTCCAGGAGCAAAGGATTGGCATGTAGATCATTGCCATGAAACTAACAAAGTAAGAGGAGTCCTTTGTTCAACATGCAACCTTGGCCTTGGTTATTTCAAAGATGATGTAGATTATTTTAGAAATGCAATTGAGTATCTTGAAAAAAACAAAACGTCCTAAACTGCTCTGGTCCGGTGACATCATTGCCAAGACCGGATTTGCTCGTGTCACGGAAAATGTGCTTGAGCGTCTTTGTGATGACTATGAAGTTGTGGTGCTTGGTAATAACTGGTGGGGTGACCCACATCCGCTCTGTGATAAGTATTTGATTTATCCGTCGTCCAATCGATACCAGACCGCACCCTTTGGTGAGCAACGCATCAGGGAGATTGTAGAGAAAGAGAAACCAGATCTCATCTTCATCATGAATGATCTGTGGATTCTGAATGAGTTGTATCGTCAGATCCAAGACATCCATAAGACTGGTGCCTTTAAGTTTATTGGGTACTACCCCATGGACAGCTACGGCTGGACTGGTTGCATCCTTGAGACCATGAACGAATGGGATGCGTCCATTTGTTATACGGAATTTGGCGCAAAAGAAATTGTGGCCGCTGGCTACCAGAAGCCTGTCGCTGTGATTCCTCACGGCGTCACCAAGGGTCAGTTCTATCCCATGGATAAGAGTGATGCTCGTAAACGGCTTGGTTTATCGGATGACATCTTTGTGGTGTTCAACGGTAACCGCAACCAATTCCGTAAACGAATCGATATTACGGTTGAAGGTTTTGCCAAGTTTGCTAAGGACAAACCAGATACGCAACTGTATCTACATATGGGACTCAAGGATCAAGGTTGGGACTTGATGCCCATGTTTGCTAGGGCCATGAGGCGAGAAGGGATTGATCCCAATGGACGCATCATCCTTACCGCACAAACGGATGGGCCTCCCAATGTGGAGGTGGATGTCCTTAATGCCATCTACAACGCAGCCGATGTGGGCGTCAACACTTGCAAGGGTGAGGGCCACGGTTTGGTCAACCATGAACACGCTGGTTGCCGCGTTGCTCAGGTGGTGCCCGACCATACGTCATGTAAGGAGATCTTTGAGGGTGCTGGACGCCTGATCCGCTGCGACCACGTTGATGTGGATACGAACTACGCACGGGAAATGCCATGCCCTTCCTCTGATCACCTCGCTGAAATCTTGACGGATCTATACGAGAACCGTGAGAAGCTTGATGAGACTGCACGCCTCTGCTACGAGCGTGCCACCTCCTCCTACTACGACTGGGACAACATCGCACCTCAGTTCTCAGGGCTGTTCCAGGAGGTTCTGGATGGCTCCTATGGCACTGCCCATGACATGAGGGAGTCTGCTCAGCAGAAGGCACCTGAGCCACGTAGCAAGCGAAAGAAGAAACGCCTTGGCAAGTGAGTTGATATTGGTGAGACAAGAGCCCCTGCTTTGGCGGGGGCTTTTTATTGGGTGATGAGACTGATGAATACAGGAAAAACAGTTGGTTTGTACCAAGGGATGGGGATTTTATGCGGAGTTGGTACGGATAAGAAACGTTGGGCGAAATGTAGGGGGTTAAATTTTCCGACTATACCGCCGTTCTAAACCTTACATAACCAACATTACATTTTGAGCAAAAGTGTAATGTTTTCCGATTATACCTGTGTGGTGAGACAAGTTTGAGACGGGGTTGAGATTCCGATTATACAAGGCACCCAGGTGGAGCATCATTACAAAATGGACCAAAATGTAATCCTGGTTATATAAAAGATAAAATGCATGTATAGTCGGAAAAAACAACCATTTTCTGCGCTTGACAAGCCTCGCGTGCAGCGCCTATAGTCGGATATCCAACTATGAAAGGCATGGCGCGAGAGTACAAGCAGCTTTTACCCCTCTGGTACCTCAGAGCCAGGCTCAAATTATCCCTCAAATACCCCAGTGCCCTTGAGTGGCGCGAAACCACGGGTCGACACAAGGCTGGTGACATGGCTGGCAAGTGGAATAGCACTGGTCAGTACTACGTCATTCGCATGAATGGTGACCAGTTTCACGCCCATCGCATTGTTTACTACCTGCGGACCGGCAAGGATCCCGGCAACTTTGACGTCATGCATGGCAGCGACAATCCAGAAAAAGACAACCGCAAACGCTTAACTCTTTTTGAGCGAAAAAAAACTAACAAGCGTCAAACTAAACGCGAATCTTTTTAAGGTTCTAAATTTAAAACCGTTTTTTAAAAATGGCAAAAGTAATTGAAACTGTAGTCTCCTTTCACTACTTAGGAGACTTAACCAAACTATCGGAAGATGACCTAGAGCGGGCCGGCTACTACGTTGGCTACTCCTGCGCCCATGGTCACACCATTCGCAAACAAGACCAACATTGGTGCTACGAGTGTGTCCACAAGATCGTGTCAAACATCTGTGGCTTTGACCTCAACTACCTTGATGCCCGCTACAAACACAAATACGCCACAATCTGGGACTCAATTGAGACTGGTAAAACAGTTGACTGCTGGCATCTCAAGCGATCAAATCAGAAAGAACTGAAGCGTGTCTGCATGCCCTCTTATCGTGCTGCATACAGCAAGCAAGCAGCCGAAAACGTTACCCTGCACAAAGCCATTTATCAATGCGCCTGGGGCGATGTCGGCACTCTTAGCGTCACGCGGACATGCGGGAATAAGCAGTGTTTCAACCCATTGCACATGGTGTCAAGCTTTAACCGCACCACGCCACCAAAAGTAATTGCTCCTTTTGAGCCAGAGTTCAAAGCCAATAAACTTGTGTTTTATGCCCAGCAAAAAGAAGCGGGGACACTCAGTTCTTTTCTTAAACGGCAGTACAAATTTTCTATCACTAAACCGGAATTACTAAAAGAAACCGAAGAGTAAAATGGAATGATAGGTAATAGATAAATAATGTCCCGTTATTCAACTAGCACGTCTCAACGTCAACGCACAAAAGAAAATCCGCTAGTCCTTGGAACGTTTAGCGAAACTTCTTTGCGTGAATTACGTGGCTCCTTGGGACCAGAAAACAAGGTCGTTGGTCGCGCAGATACAAATCAATATTCAAACGGTGGTTTTGGTGGTGGCACCATGAACCATTGGTTTCAAATCAATATCACAAGCCCTGCTTGGATTATTACACGCAAAGGGGGACCTCGTCCTAATTACATTGAAGTTTCTGCGTTTGACTTAAATAAAAATCCAATTGAAGGACGGATGATCTTTCAGGCGGATAGTGTTTCTTATACGCTTGCGGATGGGGAAATTTTTTACCCGTACTTAGGACATGTAATGGGAGCCGGTTCAGATCTGGCAAACACCTTCAACAGTTTTACGGTTAACAAAGGTAATGACCTTTATTTTGTTTTGGAAACAGGCAGTTATTTAATCTGTGTTTCCAGTACCAGGAATGAGCCACTTGACTATACCTTAGGTTTAGTTGTTGAATTCTCTGCCCCTGTTTCATACATCTTGCTGGAGGATCTGGACTGCAGCTTTTTAATTCAGGAAACGCTCACAGATGCGTTTAATTTTGACCTGGAGCCTAGTGACAGCTACACTACAGATGTAGAGCATGATCACTCAGTAGCTGAATGGACAAAAGCATGGCAACGTGAAAGAGATCCCGATGCCCACTTACCAGAACTTTTTGTCCCCCTTACTGATCGCCCCTAAGCACATGTTTAAATTTATCTTGCATTTGCTTAAGAAAAAACACAATCCAACTAAAGCATTTAAAGTGTATTGCGACAATAATCCCTGGGCGCTTGAGTGCCGTATTTATGAAGACTAAACGTCATAAGCAAGTACTAACAATTAAACTTGAAGACAATACCTACTTAAAAATGCGCATGTTGCCTTGGTATAAAACAGGCAAACAATATGTGTGGCTGGTATCACTTGCTGTCAGTAAATCAAAACATCAAATAAATGATTGGTTAAATAAAAAGAAAAACAAACGTACTCAACAATTGAATAACACACTAACGGGCAAGGTGGGTCCCAGGGTGCAAGCAATTGCTGTGCGCCAGCTGCGCCAATGGATGTGCGTAATCCCCGAGGGGGACTTTCTTACTGTTGTGTGTGAATCATGCGTTTCTGATAAGCAATTCAGGGTTTGGCGTAAATGGTTTATAAAACATGAAGATGATAATTGGATTGTTAATAACGAATTTAAATATTTCTTGTATGGTAAATAAACTAGAATAAAGAAAACACCTAATAACCATGGCCCACATTAACCAGTATTTTGAAGTCGCCCTTGCTATTCACGCTGCTTGTTCAGCAATCGTGGCCCTTACCCCCACCCCTAAAGACGATAAGCTCGTGCGTAAGCTGTACAGGTTGATTGAAATTGGTGGCTTGGTGATCGGTCGCGCCAAACAACGCTGATTAATCAGGTAGCACCTGGCTCCAGAACACAACACCATCGTTGTCTTCCACCCATTTTCTAGTTGCGTAAGCCTCTTCTTTATTGAGGGTTGCGCACTTTTTTTCGTTGCCAACTATCCAGCAGATATTGACGCGAATCTTTAAATCTTTATTACATTTCATTTTGATACAATAATTGCCCAGCCCGTGCTACTGCCATCGCATTCCCATCGAGGCAGCCAATTTTTTTTACTGTATTTAACGCCTTTTCCTTTTGCCGCAGAAGTACTGATGTAGTTGCCGTTTACCATATCAGCCTCACCATTGGGATCGTTATGGATAAAAGCGTCAGCTGTAAAACCAATACAACAGGTCCAGTGCCCACCACCCGTAGGTTGCTTGACATTTCCGTGGTGCAGCCAACCAACGGCTACTGGCCTACCGTTGCGAATTTCATTTTCCAGTAATGCTGAATTGCCATTGGTGATAAAAGTTGCCTTGAGCCCCAGGGATCGCAAAGCTGCTAGCTGAGCATCTTTATTTGTTGTGTCTCCGTACTTAGCACGAATTTTATTGTATTCGTCATCCAATTTTACCAAGTTGTAATAAGCAGCAATCATGGCACAGCTTGAAGAGAAGCACTCGCGATAGCCCGTGCCAGACCGATTGTCAAGCTGGTAGAAATAAGGTACAGACAGTGTTTTAGCTGTTGTTATATTGGCTGTATCTACACCAGGTGTTCCAAGTTGTTTATCCATGATCTGGATTAACTTGGTGCTATAGCCAGGATCAGTAGCGTATCCTTCTGTGACTAATAATTGAGCACAGTTGTTTCTACTTGTGGCACGGTTTACACCCTTGTAAGTGCCGTAGTCTTTATACCAGCGATCAACAAGGTAACAAATGCATGTGTCAATGTCAGGAAAATCAATAAAACCAGCTTGAATTGTTATCCACTGACCGTTTAAAAACTCTTGAGTGTTTACAGTTGACCCAGACCCTTTAAGGCCAAAGAAATTATTTTTACCTGAGGTGTGTTTACCCCAACCGGATTCAAGTGCCCATTGAGCAGCAACAACTTCTGGATATTTGGCACCAGCTTGTTTTGCTGCTTGTAAAACACCGTCCCAGGTATTGGAATAATCTGAAGGTGTAACGGGTTTACTGCGGTACTTAACAGCAAAAGATTCTAGGGTCTCAGGGGAAATTTGGGATTGAAGCCAATTCCACGCATCTATTTGATGCTCAAGTTGCTCGTCATATTTTGCAGCATCAGTTAATTTAATTGACATTTTACTTTTTGCTTGTGGTGTTTTTATTTTTAATGCGGCTAATTAAACTAAAGAATATTGGTATGCGCCTTGTGGGGAGGTTGTATTGGTAATGTATAGAAATCTTCCTGAATCGTCAATTGTTACTCCCTGTGTAGATGATCCTTGTAAAGAAACACTGAAAGATTTACTGTCATATGATGCAGTGCTAACATCCCATGGTGTAGCGCAAGAGTATTGATATGCTGAATTGCCAAAAGTACCTACAACATAAAATTTAGTACCATCTGATTTAAAAAATAATCCGCTTGGTGATAATTCTTGTGAACTAACACTAAATGATTTACTTGCATATGAAGCAGTGCTTACATCCCATGCCGTAGCACATGTATATTGATAAATTCTATCATTTGTTTGCCCTGCAATATAAAATGTTGTGCCATCTGGTTTAAAAAATAATGTGGTTGGAAACGTTTCTTGTGCGTTAACACTAAATGATTTATTTTCATAAGATGTCGTACTTACATCCCATGCTGTCGCACAGGAGTATTGATAAACTGTGTCATTAGTAAGACCTACAATATAAAACTTAGTACCATCTGGCTTAAAAAATAAACCATATGGAGTTGCTTCTTGTGTATTAACACGAGCACGTCCATAAGCACCACTTGAGTTATAATTAAAAACCGCAGTAGTTATATCCCATGCTGTAGAACATGTGTATTGATATACTGAATTACCCGCATCACCAATAACATAAAGTTTAGTACCATCCGAACTAAAAGTTAAATCAGTTGGGCTTGTGTCTTGTAAATTAACCGCAAAAGCTTTAATACCAAACCCAGCATTAACCACGTCCCATGCTAGGGGTAGGTCGTATTGATAAATGTTATAGTTTGCTTGACCTGCTGCATATAACCTGGTTCCGTCCGCTTTAAAAAAAAGTCCATTTATGGTACTATCTTGTCCTGCAAAACTAAACAATCTAGTGTCATATGATGCAGTGCTAACATCCCATGCCGTAGCACATGAGTACTGATAAACTGTTGCATTAGCTTGACCAATGACATAAAACTTAGTACCATCAGATTTAAAAAATAATGTTTGTGGACTTGATTCTTGTGCGTTAACACTAAATGATTTACTTGCATATGATCCTGTACTTACATCCCATGCAGTGGCGCAGGAATATTGATATACCGTATCATTTATAGTTCCTACAATATAAAACGTAGTACCATCAGATTTAAAAAATAATCCAGTTGGACCTGTTTCTTGTGTAGCAACACTAAATGATTTACTTGCATAAGAAGCCGTACTTACATCCCATGCTGTAGCACATGAGTATTGATATACCGTATCATTTGTAGTTCCTACAATATAAAACGTAGTACCATCAGATTTAAAAAATAAATCACCTGGATTTGTTTCTTGCGCGTTAACACTAAATGATTTACTTGCATATGATCCTGTACTTACATCCCATGCAGTGGCGCAGGAATATTGATAAATTGTTTTATTTGTAGTTCCTACAATATAAAATGTAGTGCCGTCAGGTTTAAAAGCAATACCTTGTTGAGTTAATTCTTGTCCCCCTACATAAAAAACACCGCCCGCCCTATTATTAGTACTAACATCCCAGGCAGTAGACAAGGTGAATTCAATTACTGAGTCAAGACTAGTACCAATAACATACAATCTAGTTCCATCTGATTTAAAACATAAACCAGTTGGAGTTCCTTCTATACCAGTAAGGCGGCAAAATTTAGTATCATAAGATCCTGTACTTACATCCCATGCAGTTGCACATGAGTATTGAAATACTTGATCATTTACAGAACCTACAATATAAAATTTAGTGCCATCAGATTTAAAAAATAGTCCAAGCGGAGAACTTTCTTGAGAAGTAACACTAAACGATTTACTTGCATATGATGCAGTACTAACATCCCATGCCGTAGCACAAGAGTATTGATAAACAGTATCATTTGAACTGCCTACAATATAAAATGTAGTGCCATCTGGTTTAAAAAATAATCCATGTGGAGTTTGTTCTTGTGTTCCAATATAAAACGCTTTGTTATCATAAAATGCAGTACTTATATCCCAAGCAACACCACAAGAGTATTGAAATACTATGGCATTTGTATTGCCTACAATATAAAATTTAGTACCGTCTGATTTAAAAAATAATGCGTTTGGATTTGTTTCTTGCGAAGCAACACTAAACAAGTTACCTGTATAAAAAGCTGTGGTTACATCCCATGCAGTTGCGCATGAGTATTGAAATATTGTTCGGTTTGTTTGATCTATAATGTAAAGCTTAGTACCATCATCATTAAATTGAACATCACTGGGAGCTGTTGGACTTAATCCAACCGTCCATTTTTTATTTAGGTAATATCCGTTATTCACCTCCCACGGTTGGCCAGTCCATTGGGTATCACGTACCATTTGCCCTTGGTCGTAAATTTCCCAAGCCCCTGTTTTACTAGCAGAGATGGCGCTGTAACCAGAGGGTTTTTTACCGATGTAACTTCCTTTCATTTTTAGTACGTTCTATTTGTTTATTGTAGTAGACATGAGTATTGATAGATTGTGTCGGTGTTATCACCTAATACATAAAATGTAGTGCCATCAGGTTTAAATTGAATCTCATGGCTTGTAGTGTCTTGTGTTGCAACACTATACGATACACCGTCATAGGAAGCGGTGCTTACGTCCCAAGGAGTAGTACAGGAGTATTGGTATACTGAATCATTTGAACTGCCTAACATATAAAATTTGGTTCCGTCATCTTTAAAATATAAACCAAACGGATTACCTTCTTGTGCGCGAATAGTAAATGATTTTGTTTCGTAGTAGGCGGTACTTATATCCCAAGCTGTACCACAGGCAAATTGAAATACAGTGTCGTTTGTGCTACCAACAATATAAAACTTAGTGCCATCTGGTTTAAAAAACAATCCTTCCGCTGAACTTTCCAGTGTAGTAGCGCTAAATGACCTACTATCGTATGATGCAGTGCTTACGTCCCAGGCTGTTGCGCATGAGTATTGGAATACTGCATCGTTTGAACTGCCTATTACATATAACTTGGTGCCGTCTGGTTTGAAAAATAAACTAGTGGGCTGTCCTTCTTGTGCTGTAGTAGTAAACGTTTTGTTGTCATAAGACCCAGTACTAATATCCCATGCAGTGGCGCATGAGTATTGAAAAACTGTGTCGTATGTATTACCAACAATGTAAAACTTGGTACCGTCTGTTTTAAAAGTTAACCCATATGGCGTTGTTTCTTCTGTAGCTGTTCTGTAAAATTTGTTATCATAAAAAGGAGATTGGATTTCCCATGCGGCAACAGTTGAATATTGATATACAGTATCGTTTATAGTGCCTACAATGTAAAACTTGGTACCGTCTGGCTTAAAAAATAATCCTTGTGGTGATGTTTCCTGCGAAGCAACACTAAACAATCTAGTATCATATGACGCAGTACCTACATCCCATGCTGTGCCACAAGAGTATTGATAAACAGTATCGCTTGCAGCACCTACAATGTAAAACTTAGTACCATCCGATTTAAAAAATAATCCATTGGGAATAGTTTCTTGGTTAGTAACACTAAACGATTTATTATCATATGATGCAGTGCTTACATCCCATGCTGTAGCACATGTGTATTGATAAACTGTTCTATTTATGGTGCCTACAATATAAAATTTAGTACCATCAGGTTTAAAAAATAAACCTTGCGGGCTTGTTTCTTGTGTGTTAACGCTGAACGATTTACTTTCATATGAAGCAGTACTTACATCCCATGCCGTAGCACATGTGTATTGATAAACTGTTCTATTTGTGCTGCCTACAATATAAAATTTAGTACCATCTGATTTAAAAAATAAACTATTTGGACTTGTTTCTTGCGTACTAACACTAAATAATTTACTGTCATATGACGCAGTGTTAACGTCCCATGCTGTAGCACACGAGTATTGATATACTGTTCTGTTTACTTGGCCTAAAATATAAAACTTGGTCCCATCATCTTTAAACTGTACATCTACTGGGGTTAAATCTTGTGCAGCAATACTGAATGATTTGCTGTCATATGTAGAAGTAGTGTTTAAATCCCAAGCGGTAGAGCATGTGTATTGATAAACTATCCTCAAACTACTGCCTAAAATGTACAGCTTAGTTCCATCTGATTTAAAACAGATACCAGTAAGGGTTTCCAATGCTAACTGTGTAGAAACACTAAATGCTTTACTTGCATAAGATGCAGTGCTGATATCCCATGCTGTAGCACACGAGTATTGATATACTGTTCTGGTGTTGGCACCTAACACATGAAAAGTTGTTCCATCTGATTTAAAAAATAATCCTTGTGGAGATATATCTTGGGAGCTAACACTAAAAAATTTAATGTCATAAGATCCTGTGCTTATATCCCATGCTGTAGAACATGAGTATTGATATACGGTATCAGTACCAGAACCTACAATATAAAATTTAGTACCATCAGACTTAAAAAATAATGCTTGTGGATTTGTTTCTTGCGCACTAACACTAAATGATTTGCTGTCATAAGATGCAGTGCTTACATCCCAGGCAGTAGCACATGAGTATTGATATACGGTGTCGTTTGTACTGCCTACAATATAAAATTTAGTGCCATCTGATTTAAAAAATAATCCTGTTGGACTTGTTTCTTGCAGCCCAACGAAAAATAATTTATTAGCAAATGACGCTGTGCTTACATCCCACGCTGTTGCACATGAGTATTGATATACGGTGTCACTTGTACTACCTACGATATAAAATTTAGTTCCATCATCATTAAATTGTACCTCGTTAGGACTTGTTTCCTGTCCACCGCCAATATAAAACGCTTTCTGACTGTAAGATCCTGTGCTTACATCCCACGCAGTAGCACAGGTGTATTGAAATACTGCATCATTTGTTTGGCCAACAACATAAAGAGCTGTACCGTCTGATTTAAAAAATAATGCTTGTGGTTGCGTTTCCTGTCCATTGACAACAAGCGATTTACTTGAATAAGATGCAGTACTAATATCCCATGCCGTAGCACATGTGTATTGATAAACTGTGTCGTTTGTAGGACCTACAATGTAAAACGCAGTGCCGTCTGATTTAAAAAATAATCCTTGTGGAGATATATCTTGGGAGCTAACACTAAACGATTTAGTGTCATATGACGCAGTGCTTACGTCCCATGCTGTTGCACATGAGTATTGAAAAATTCTACCGCTACTTGTAAGACCAATAACATAAAACTTGGTACCATCTGATTTAAAAAATAATCCGTGTGGGTTTATTTCTTGCACCCCAATGCTAAATGATTTACTGTCATAAGATGCAGTGCTTATATCCCATGCAGTTGCACATGAATACTGATATATCGTATCGTTTGCTTGGCCTACAACATAAAATTTAGTCCCATCTGATTTAAAAAATAATGCATTTGGAGCTATTTCTTGTGTACCAACATAAAACGATTTACCTGCATATACTGCAGTACTTACGTCCCATGCAGTGGTACATGTATATTGATAAATTGTATCTTTTGTATTTCCAATTACATAAAACTTGGTTCCGTCATCATTAAATTGAACATCAGTAGGTGTTCCATCTCCCGGCACAATTGCAAATGATTTTTGTTGATTGCCGCCAGCAACAGACCAGGCACTGGGCCATTTGCCATCAATAAGGCGATCAGTGACTTGACCAAGCTTCCACATGCCTGACCACTGGGCACCAGTGCGGGGTGGACGCGAACCCGCGTAGCCTGCTTCGAAAGTCTCTAATGCCATTACTAAATCAGGTAATTTCTAAAACGGAAGTAACCACATGAATACCGCTTGCCACACTTGATGTAGCTCGCAGCTTTTGGCCAGAAGACAACACAACTTTATTAGGAATCAGTTCCAGGGTTGCGTTCGCTGGTACTGCAATTGTCTTTGCAATTGTAGCAACAACAGTATCAGCACTATCAGTTAAATCAACACTATAGTTAACACTCGAAACACCCGAAGCATTTGCCGCCAAAGAAGACAACACAACGGCCCTTGCACCAGCAGAGGTGGGTGCTTGATAAATTGTAGTAACGCCCGTAGATGTTAACCTAACACCACTATTTGCAAAAGCTTCTGGCATTTTTAGACCAACTTTTCTTTTATATTAGCACTTACCTAGTGCAATTGAAAAGGCAGTTGAATAACCAGACGGAGTAGGTTGCCACGACGCTGTAGTAGTCCCACCTTTTGTTGCAACATATCCAGAAATACCTACTCCACTTGGCAATGTGTACAAGCCATAGGGACTAACCCCACCCGCCGAATCAATAACAGTGACGTTCCCACTGGTTTTAAAAGAACCACCTGAGATCACTCCGGTTGTAGTTATATTTCCGTTGGCGGGATTAATAATGCCAGTAATAAGGGCATATTCAGCACTTGTAATGGCACCAGAAATAGCCGTAGATACGTCACCTGATGTGGTGCTAAAAATTATATTGTCAATCTTTAAGATAGTCATTTAATTCAAGGCAACAATTTGACCGAGAGTTGCATATGTAACACCACCAATACTCCCCCAAGACGTTGTACCATCTCCATTGGTAATCAACACGTTACCCGAAGTGCCTGTCGTTGTTGGGAAAGAATACTGGCCGTAGGGACGCACGTCACCAGATCCACTGATAACAGTAACGTTGCCACTGGTTTTATACGTATATCCAGAGATGACGCCAGTAGTTGTGATGTTTTTGGTAGTGGAATTAACAATACCAGCAAGAGCAGAGCTATCGTTAATGCCGGATACGGTAAGAGTTACATCACCTGTAATGGTGCTGTAAACAAGGTAATCACTTTTTACTGATCCGTATGCCATAGTGTTATTTATTTACCATCATAACAGTTTAAACGATTCTCCAATAAGACCCAGAAGGTACAGTGACTACCACACCGGATGCAACCGATACGGGGCCAACGGACAAACCATGGTTTCCATTGGTAATGGCTGTGTTAACAATAATCTCAATGATACTTTCAAGAATAATGCCCTGACTGGGAAATGATGTAGAGCGCCACATTGTGGTGCCATCACCATTACTAGTAAGAATATAGTTGTTGGTACCAGGAGACGCTGGGAAAGTGAACTGACCGTACGGCTTGACGCCACCAGAGGCATCAATAATTGTTAAATCGCCCGAAACTTTGTATTGTTCACCTGAAAAGGTTCCGCCTAAGAAATTGTTTGCATTGATTGTGGTGCCGGAAACCTGGGAGAAAACGCCAGTAGCACCTGTTACTACCGTGAATAAACCCGTATTTCCTGTTACGGTTGCGCCACTGACTACAGACGTAAAGATACCAGTGGGTGCATTAACAGTTGTTCCCGTTACGCTGGTAAACGTACCGGTTGTTGCAGAGATCGTTGTAGCAGTGACACTGGAACTTGAGATGTTTCCGGTAAAAACACCGTCAATACCACTAACTGTTGTAAACGCACCTACGTTACCCGTAACAGTAAACCCTGAAACAAGAGTAAAAACTCCAGTGCCTGCAGTTAAGTTTGTAAATAAACCACTAGTACCTGTAACGGTTGCGCCTGATACCTGTGTGGTAAATACACCGGACACACCAGTGACATTTGTAAATAAAGCAGTGTTACCAGTAATCGTGGCACCTGACACACGACTGGTAAATACACCAGTTACGCCTGTAACGCTTGTGGCAAGTACAACGTCCCCTGTAACTGTTGTACCTGATAAATTTGTATAGACGCCAGAGACTCCCGTAACTACGGAGAAAAGTCCCGTGTTGCCTGTGATTACGGCACCAGACAAAACCTGGGTGAATACGCCCGAGATGCCAGTGATTGAACCAAATGCACCTACGTTACCGGTAACGGTTGCGCCAGATACTCTTGATGTAAAAGTTCCAGAGATGCCCGTGATCTGAGTTGCGTTAACAACCGAACCAGTAATTGACGCGCCTGATACAACTGATGTGAATACACCAGTTGCACCTGTGATGCTTGTAAATTGTGCCGCTGTACCTGTAACGGTTGTTCCTGATAAAGTTCCTGTTACCTGTACATCGTTACCAAACTGGGCTAAACCGGTAACGGTTAAGCCACTAGCAACGGATAGGTTACCGCTTACGTTTAGCAGCGGCGTTGACAACGTACCAAAAACACCACTGGTGCCCTGAACGGTATTACCGGTAACGGTGTTACCACTTAAATAATTAAACTGTCCAGACGTTGCTTGTAAAATATTGCCAGTAATTGTTGCACCCGATACACGAGTACTGAAGTCACCGCTAACAAAATTTGCGGTGGCCCCAGTAACTGTTGTGAATGTGCCTGTCGCCGCATTAATGGTTACAGCTTGCAGCGCTTGACCCGTGATGGTCTGGCCGCTGATCGTTCCACTAGCTGTTAAATTATTTTGAACCAGTACTCCACTGAATGTGGCGGCACCACTGGCAGTGATGGAGTTAACAACAGTAACTCCGGTTACCGTTAAATCTCCCTGAATTAAAACATTACCAGTAACTGTCCCACCAGAGGTGGCCAAGTATTTGGTTGTTAAATAATCCCTAAAACCAGATATGGTAATCTTCTTGTTTTTTAAGGTGGGGTCCACCTCAAAAACGTGGACCATCGTCAGCAGATCCTGTTCGGCTACATCTGCTCCAGCTAATTCAGGTAGCTCAGAAATGCGACGATTGGCCACGTATTAAACTAAAATCCCTTATATAAAGATTATAGTTCCGGTGTGTTTAATTCACTTGACCTTAATCTCTAACCTAGGGAGGGTGTTAGTAACAAAATTCCAACCAAACTGAACAGTAGCCACAATTCCACAGGAAAGCGCAAGGACAACAATAAGTTCAGCAACGGTAAGATTGCGGCGAACATAAACAACTTGAGGAGGTTGCGCAGGAGGTACCTGTTGCCTTAGTGTCTGCTGCACAGCAAGCTCCCTGGCACGAGCCTTCATTAGCTCCAGGTCTTGGGCACTGATGCGTCCAGGCGGCACTTGCTGCGTCTCTGGGGGAGCCACAGGAATGCTAGACGGCACCTGACTGGCGGGAATTTGATCTTCCATAAAACACGCAAAGATGTTAGAAAAAGACTAGCATCTAAATAAAGAAACTGCTTTATGGCATACGGCATTCGAAAAGGACTTGAAGACATTGCGTACGAACTCAAGGGGATTAAAAATATCCTTGGGGCCATGTGGAATAGTCGCTACAAAAATGACGAGACCGACCAGGTTGGACCAGAAGCATACGCAGATGAATATATTTCAACGGATGAGTGCGCCCAAAGACTCAACGTTTCAGATCAAACCATTCGCAATTGGATCTTAATCGGCAAAAAAGATCCGTCTAAAGGATGGACGCAAAATATTCACTACGTCAACATCTCCCCTGACAGCAAGAAGAAGGATACAATTCGAATTCCTTGGAATCGACTGGTCGCATCCTTTGCTAAAAATAATGAAGTATCCATCTTGTCATTCAGGGCAAGGACAAAGTATAAAGATGTACAAGAACAAAAGCAACGGCATGTGCCTGATCGCTCCGTGCCAAAGGGTGAAGATGAGTAATAACCGTTTTCATTTCATTGATATTGACTCAGTCACCCTTGAGAACTATTGCGAGCTTCTTCCTAAGGGGCTTGCTGACCAAGTGGAAATGTTCCTGCCTCCCGAAGGTTCTTTTGATACAAAAACCCTTCGTCGGTACCTGTACAACATAAAAGAATTCGAAAAGGAAGATCCACATTTCAATGTGACACTTGCCAACAGACTGCGAATTGCATTTGCCGATATGGCACCAGATACAATCTGTGGTAAATTTCCAGAAGCAGACTTGTCCCTTAAACGACGCTTGCGTTGTGTGGCCGAGTATTTAATTCGAGCCGGAGAGTTTGACAAGTTAAAAGACGAAAATCAAAAGCTCGTAAAAAAACGAGGAAATCTAGGAAAGCTTGTCGTTATCTACAAGCCACTCCCTAAGATGAAACAAATACTAATCCGTCAAGGACTCTTAAAAAATGAATAGACGCGAAAAATTAATTGCTGCCGCGCTCCAGGGGGATTTGGATACGACCAAAACCAGGATGCTTGATGCCACCATCAAGTTGATTCTTGGTGACATGGGGCAACATTACTGTAAGTTGTGGGATGCTGAAGGTCCTGGCATCATGGTATTTCAGCCCACCAACAAAGAGCGCTCAATGTTCTTTATGACACTAAAAGAATTGCATTCAGCACAAGAGAGTTGCGAAAGGGAAGACAATGGTGACCTCGCGGAAACGTTCAGGCGGGTATTGGCAGCGGCGCAAAAAATTAATCCGGAAGAGAAAGCTGGATACCTTATTAACGATGATGACGGGATTCGTTATCTTGAGATTGATTATTGCCAGGTGAGTGAAAAGTAATGCCTTCTTTCCGTGGTAATGCGCACGCCGATACATTCGAGTGGGTGTCTGGAGCCGATCTAATTAATTCCGCGCATATGCTTATGGGTGGAATTGATCTTGACCCAGCCAGTTCTGCCGTAGCCAATAGCTATGTCAATGCTGAACACTTTTATACACCAGAAGATGACGGCTTGAACGAGCAGGATTGGTTCGGAAATGTCTACGTTTTCCCACCAAACTACACGTACTTTTGGGACATTAAGTCCCAGAGGTGGAAGCGTACACGCGGTTTGTCACATACCTTGATTTCTGGGTACGCACTCTGGTGGCGAACACTTAAAAGAAAATGGCTGTCTGGTGAGATTAGACAAGGTCTTTATTTTGGCAACTGCCCTGACATGATTCGTTATGCCCAGGACATTTTTGATTTTCCCATCTGTTTTTTAAAAAACACCCCAATGCTTCGGCGGCATTATTTTGAAGATGGTCGAATCGAGGCCAAAAATACGTGCAGTTCTTTTATTGTCTACTTGCAACCCAGTGATGACTTGGACAACTACACCCAAAATTTTATTGACATTTATTCAGAGAAGGGCCGGATCATTGCCTGAGTATGTAGACTGATCATCGAATCAATGGTCTTATGAGCGTACTAGCCGACTGGGAAATCAAAGAGCTTGCGGAAGAAGGAGAAATGATTTCGCCTTTTGTTGATCATTTGATTAACAAGGAGGACGGAAGGCGCCTTCTAAGCTATGGTCTCAGTTCATACGGCTACGACATTCGCCTCTCGCCAAAGCAATGCTTAATCTTTGGTAAAATCCAGGCAGGGGACTGTGATCCCAAAGCCTTTGATGAGAATATTCTAAAACCTGCCGAGTTGCTGGAAGATGAAAAGGGTGAATACTTTCTTCTTCCGCCGTACGGCTATTGCCTGGGCGTGGCAATGGAACACATCAAGCTTCCAAGGGACGTGACTGTTGTTGCCGTTGGCAAGTCAACCTATGCCCGATCTGGCATCCTGGTAAACATTACACCTGCAGAAGCTGGCTGGGAAGGACACCTGACCCTTGAGATCAGCAACTGCACAGGACTGTTTAATCGTATCTATGCCAACGAAGGCATTACACAGCTCCTCTTTTATCGCGGCGAGCCCTGCGATGTAAGCTACCAAGATCGCAAGGGCAAGTACCAGAACCAACCCTATGAGGTGGTTTATAGCCAGGTTTAACTAAACCCATAGAAGGTGCCACCACTACGCCCTGGCTTCCTGGCATAGTTGGTACCGCCTGCTTCACCGATGCGATCCCCAAGGTTTGGAATGGTGACTCCTCCGATGGACGCCTCAGACCTTGGGGTTTTCCCATTTATGGTTGTATCACGTAACATGCGTGTTTGCTGAAATTTCCCAGCACTCTTAGAAGCCTTTAAGAATTTTGAAATGCGATCTTGTGGATCATTAATGCCTTCTACTGCTGATCTTGAGTCTGAATCAACGCGACGCAAGTCCGTGTCATACGCCTGCTCTGGGTTAAGGTCGGAGATTTCAGCTCCAGACGTACCAGAGTCGTTGCGTGGGTCGTATGTAGCGTCAAAGAATCTTGCCATGATAATATTATAAAAACAGTAAATCAAGCCACTAGAGAGTCATGCACGGCGCGGCGGGGTTTTTAGATAGTTTTGTTCAAGACGAACTGAATTGTCGTTGTCTTAGTGAAGAAGATTTTGGCGCACCTCTCGCCAACGAAGAAAATGATGTACCCTTAATGGATATGTACAACAGAGGGTTAACCCTATGTCAGGACGGAAGGGAACGGACAAACTTGGCACTCGAGGGGGGACGGCCTGGAGCAACGGGCTATATTCCAACAATGGAACAGGGAGTGATGCTGGGAGCCTCACCGAAACCCAAAGCGTTAGTGCTGGACCTGGGGGCACCCAACAAGGAACTGATGGAACAGTCCCTTCTTCGCCGTGGTTTGCGCCGATAATCAGCGATTCAACTGAGTGCAAGGATGGTGTTTGCCCAGTGCCCTGGGCCACCAAAGAAGCTGCTCCTGTGCTCCAGGAAGACCTGGTAAACCACCCGTCTCACTACGCTGATGGCGCAATTGAGTGCATCGATGCTATTGAGGCACAGCTAACCTCAGAGGAGTTCCAGGGTTACCTGCGTGGTAATTGCGTCAAGTACACGTGGCGTTGGCGTAACAAAGGCGGTCTGCAGGACCTCAAGAAAGCACAGTGGTACTTGGACCGCCTAATTACCGTCAACGAAACTCAGAACGGCTGAAGATCGTCTTCATCCTCGTCCTCGTCGTCGTATATACATGCGGCGGCGAGTTCTGCTAGCTCTAGATCGGTGGGAATATCAAAGTCAATGTCAATATTTTCAGATGCCATGATCTCTTTCACTGCATACCACTCCATCAGGCGTTGATGGTAAAGGTTCAGAAGAGCTGCATACAGGTCGTCCCAGGTCATCTCTTGGGCTGCAAGCTCAGCTTTGCGCATCGAGAATTGAAGCTCTAGAGGAAGCTCAAACTCCCGTGGCTCTACTGAACGCTCCATTCCGCTTTGCACGTTTTTAATGCAACTATTCTAATTCTACCTGTCAAAGACAGTGTTGAAATCATCGGGGTCGTACTCGTCAGCGCGGAATGTGTCCCAGGGTTTTTCGCTGACCCTAAACTCATTTGCAAAGCGGGACAATACATAAGGATTTAAGCTCTCTTCCATGTGCTTAATGGCTTGTATCTCATGCTGAGCTCCAGAGTAAACCCTGAATGCAGACAACAAAAGCCGTGCACACGGCTGCACAAATGCATCGGTATCTTTTAACAAAAGATTTGTTTCTTCACGGCGCCGATCAAGCAGGCTCCCAATGACTTGATGGTCCACATCAAAAACCCACCTTGTCATTTCTTCAGTTACTTCTTGTAGGTCTTCATGTTCCAAGTTATCGACAATACTGCTGTAGAAAAAGGAGTCCCATCCCACAGAATGAATGAATGAAATCAACGCCTGTCTAGCAGAATCACTAATGCCAATGTTGAGTTTTGATAATTGAGTATCGATTACGTCTACTTCGTAAAACAAATATTCAAGCGCTTTCTCTTTGCTGCATCGATGGCCGCGTTTTACAGGTGAGCCATCTGGATAAAACTGTGTGCCATATCCAATGGTGTAAGGTTCTCCACCTGTGCTTGGATCAGCGTAGGCTTTCTCGTTAAAGCCCTCATGCTTGCAAATTAAATTAATTGCAGACGTGTAATCGGTCATGAGGACAACGAAACATTACCCCAATCATACACAATTTTTAAGTATCCTATTGACACTTGTTCGTCCCACCCACACTAAACGGGCTAGCGACATCCCATAAGTTGTAAACTTTTTTCCACATTCACATAAAACAACCCAGCGTGATAACTGGTGTTTCACGCTGGGACTATAACCAAGAACGGTTAAACGACCGTAAACGTTGCCCGTTAAATCAATAACGGCGTGATAAAACTTCTTAGCCTTGGCCACGATAGCGTTTTTGCCCAGGCTTTAGCTTAGTACTTTTAGAACGCCCTTGCCTTGTCTTCTTGGGTTTGGATTCGATTTTAAGAGATGAGCTGGACTTTGGTTTTGCCATGGTTTTCACCAGTTGTGGTTACAGGCCCAATACCCCGGAGTCAGTTTGTCCTTCTTCTCGGAGCAGTTGTGCCTGGCCTTAA